GATAAGAATACAAAAGAAAAAATCAATAATAATTTTGTGTTTTACGAGGATATAGATCATAATTATCACTTCGTCAGTATAGGAAGTATGCTTGCAAAAACTCCAATCTTGGGTGTTCAGGATACTGATGGTATCAGAATAGAAACAGCACCAAGTGATTCTACTACTGGAAAAGTTACTTATAGGGGGTCGTATGCAGCAATACAGCATATAGGTAAAGCAATATGTCCTCTTTCAAATTTAAAGAACGGTATGTATTCTTCAACCTGTTTAACATTTGATTTAACAAGAAAAAAATACTCAAAAAATGTTTTAAAATATAAAGATATTTTTGATACTCAAGATCATTTATATCCAGAACAGATAATAAATCCAGATGAAAAATCTATGATAGCAATGTCATATGAAACACCAGAAGCAGTAATAAAATATTACCCAAAATCAAGTTATCTATATAATCCAAATGAAAATTTGATCAATAGCGATAATCCAACAAACAACGCACATAAATGGGTATTACAAAGAACTTCATCTATGGAAGCAATGGATCAAGTTGGACTTGATGTTGAGATCAAGGGAAATGTTGGTATACAACTAGGTGATGTGGTTCATTTCTCAAGACCACAATTAGACTACTCAACAGATCCCTCAACATCTGGATTTGATCCTTTATTCACTGGTAAGTTTTTGATAACTAAGATAAAGCACACTTTGGAAAATAGAGGTGGTAATTTTGGTTTCAACCTAAGAACATCTTTGTCTCTTAGAAGAGATTCGAAATACATTCCTTCAGCAACATTAGGAGTTTAATTATGCCTGGATTTATGGGAAAAGATGGATTTGCTTGGTTCTTCGGTGTTGTAGAGGATAGAATGGATCCTCTAGAGGCTGGTAGAGTTAGAGTTAGAATATTTGGTTATCATGAAGAAAACAAAACAAAACTACCAACAAAAGCATTACCTTGGGCAACACCAATACAACCAGTAACATCTCCTGCTGTATCTGGAAAAGGATTTTCTGCAGTTGGTCTATTAGAAGGAACATGGGTTCTTGGTTTTTTTGCTGATCCCGGTTCATATCAAGTTCCAGTAATACTTGGAGCACTATCGGGTGTAAACTCATTAACAATAAAAGAATTAAATGAAAATTATGGTTCTGGTTTCCAAGATATAAGAACACCGGAAGAACTTAAAAATTATCCAGTAGATGAAGTTAGTAGAACTTATCCAAACGGATTATCTGTTGAAGGCGATAAGCATGGTGCTCAAATACAAAATGCAGCATCATCATTACCATTCCCAAGACAAATGTATGGTCCAAAATCATCTGGTAGAAAACAAGGAACTCCGGATTTAAACATACTTGCAATAAATGATGAAAAAAGAATAGAAAAAACAATAGTAGATTTAAAAACTAAGACAAGAGAAGAAGGCGGATTGAGAGATACGAATGTACCTGTTGCTAATATATTTTTTCCCAAATTTGTAACTGGTGTTATTGGATTAACAGGTGTGAATGTAGGAACTAATAAAGCACTAGGTGTTCCTCCTAATTTTGTAATGTCAAGTTCTGTTTCTTCAATGAAGAATACTTACAGTCAATATAAAGCAAGACCAACAAATGCAAATGCTGAAAAAATTCACACAGGTATCAGCCCACTAAATACTCTTAAAGCAACTACTGATTCTGTTGTATCGTTTAGAAACACACTTAGTAATGGCATAAACAGCATGGATAATGTTAAGAATAAAGTAAATTCAATAACAACAGGTACAGTAGTAACTGATAAGGTATCAGGTATAACACAATGACAAGTCTACCTAATGTAAATACACCAGATCCAAATGCACTCAATCCCTTAGAAGCAGAGGGCAATTGGAATGAACCAAAAACCCCATATGGTAAAGTAAAGGGTAAAAAAATTAAAAAGGGTAAGGGTAAAAATAGTACACTATACCCATTTAACAAAGTATATGAATCAGAATCAGGTCATGTAATAGAAGTAGATGATACTCCCGGTTCTGAAAGATTACATCAATTCCACAGATCAGGTACATTTACAGAAATTCACCCAAATGGAGATTCTGTAACCAAGGTAGTTCGTGATAATTATACTAGTATTCTTAGAGATGATTATGTTCATATCGACGGACACTGCAATATAACTGTAGATAAAGCACTAAAGATTTTAGTAAATAATGACAAGGGAAGAAATACTCCCGGTAAATCAACTAATTTTGATATTGAAGTGGGACAAAATGCTAATATTAATATATTGGTAAATAAAGGTAATTGTCAACTCAGATTAAAAAACGGAGATGCGAATGTTTTAATAGACAGAGGAGATGTGAACATTCGTCAAGAAGCCGGTAATTACAACCACTTTGTAAATGGTGATTACAATTTAGAAGTTGCCGGACACATGCATGTTGTTGTTGGTGAAGATTATGTTAATGAAATTGGTGGATCTAGAGATGTTAGAGTTGATGGATTATTTGACAATCTACAAATAACAACTGGTTATCAAGAAACAATAATACCACTAGGTAATCAAAAAATAACAATAGGATTAAACAAAGAAGAATTGATTCTGGGCGAATACTATCAAAGTATTGCTTTGGATAAAATAAGTATAGTCAATGGAGTAGAAGAAAAAACAGTTGGCGGATTATACAGTGTTAAAACTGGAATACTAAGTTTTATTAGTTTGGGTGGAGTATCAATTGGAAATGAAGTTTCTGGTATGGATATTGATGTTGCTGGAAATGTTAGTATGACATCAACAAGTACTATAAATTTCAATACACCCATTCTATCAGTAGTAGCACTTGAATCTTTGGATCTATTATCAACAAGTGGTAGATTGAATTTGACTGGTGGTAGTGTCGATATATTGTCTGCGACTAATGCAAATATAACATCAATATCCACAAATCTTTTATCCAGCGGAACTATATTACAAACTGCTCCGGTAATACATTTAAATGGTCCTTCAGCCGCACCAGCAATAACTGCAAACTCAGGAATCTTGGGCGAGACTCTTTCAAGATTAGTACCACCAACACCACCATTAAAACCATTTATATATTCTCCTGGTTCTATTGGTGTTTGGAGAAAAACAGTAAACGGAATAACTCCATTGGTTCTTGTGAGAACTTCAGTTGCAACTTTAAAAACACAATTAGCAGTTTTAGATACTGCTGCAAATACTGTAGGTGGATTAAAAGAACAAACTAATGGATTGGTTAATTCATTAAAATCAGTAACAACTGGAATAACAGATACATTTGCTGCAGCAGTAAGTCCAATTACACAAGCGGCAGCAACAGTAGCAGATACTGCGAATCAGGTTGCAGATGATGTGAATAATGTGGTACAAACTATAGAGGATGTAGCACAGTCAGTTGTAGACACTATAGACGAGGTTACAGACGCTGCTCTAGAACCAATAAAGCAATTCTTAGGACCAGATGGTCCTCTTGGTCAGATCAAATCTGCATTAGGAGCAGTTACTGGGTTTATAAGCGATGTTATAAACACAATAGCAGATATTGCATGTGCTATAATTGACGCAATTGCTTCTCTGATACAAGATATAATAAATATAATAACTGAAGCAATAGCAAAAGCACTAGAAGCATTAGGTAGTATTTTAGATGCAATTGCTTCTATTATTAATAAAGTAATGGCAATAATAGCAGCAATCATCAAAGCAATAACAGATATCATTGCTGCAATATTTGATGCTGTTGGTGAATTCATAGATGGTGTAATTGGTGCAATCGCTGGCATCTTCGATGGTCTTGGTGGTAGACCCGGTAACTGTGGGTTATCTCTAGGTCTTAGCGTAGGTGGAACTTCAGTGGGTCTAGCAACAGGACCAGGAGGAACTGGTATAGGAATTGGTACATAATGAAACCAGTTGCAAGAATAAACACTGATCCAGTTGTTGGTGGTGGTTTAATGACCATAGGATCGCCCACAGTTCTAGTCAATACTATACCCGTTGTTCTTTTTGGATCTATTGTAACGCCCCACGGATGTTGTGGAGAACCTGGCTGCGAAATCCATTGCTCATCTACCATAGTAACCGGATCAACAAGTGTTTTTATAAATAATGTCCCTTCAGTCAGAATGGGGGATATTGCCTCCTGTGGGGATCCAATTATTAATGGTTCTCCGAATGTATTTTTTGGTTAATTTATTATACATAAAAGAAATAGGAAACCGTAATGATAAGTAGAGATCTAGACCTAAATTTTACAGCAAATCCTCTAACTGGGGACATAAATGTTAAAAGCAATGATGATGCTATAAAACAGGCGCTTAAGACATTACTTTTACTATCTTTATATGAAAAACCCTTCAATTCTGACTTAGGACCAAACATAAGAGGGTTTTTATTTGAAAATTATATTTTAAATTCAAATAAATATTTGGAAGAAAAAATTAAAAATATTATTCAAAAATATGAACCAAGAGTAAAAGTTAAACAAATTGATGTTAAACCAGATGTAGATTCAAATGCTATTTCAGTTAATGTTGAATATTTTGTTTCTGGTTCTAGAACACAAGACTTATTACTAACATTAGAAAGAACAAGATAACATGGCAGAAAATAGAACAAATATTAGTAATCTAGATTTCGTTTCAATCAAATCATCATTGATTGATTTCTTGAGCAATCAAGAAGAGTTTAGAGGATATTCATTCGAAGGTTCTTCCATGAATGTCTTGATGGATCTTTTAGCATATAACACATACTACAATGGTATGTACAACAATCTAGTAGTAAATGAATCATTCTTGGATACTGCTTCAAAGAGATCATCCATTGTTTCTCTAGCAAATAATCTTGGTTATACCCCAAGATCTGCAAAAGCAGCAACTGCTAAAGTAAATATTAAGTTAACTACAGAAGAATATGAAGCAGATATAACAAAGAATGTAGTAGCAAGAAATACAATATTAACAGCACAAAGTACAAATGGAGTTAATGTCTCATTCGTAACAAAGAATGTATCAACACTACAACCATATGAGATAGATGATACTGGAGCAGTAACATCTTATGCTGCTTTAGATGTTGATGTTGCACAGGGTGTTTATACAACATTCTCATCTGTTATATCAAATCCTCTAGTAAAGATAAAAGTTCCATATAATGGAGTAGATCTAAGTACACTCAGAGCATTTGTTCTTAAGAATATATCAGACACAACTGGTATTTTGTATGAATGGGTAGTAGTAAACAATATAACAGAAATAAATGGAGATTCTAGAGTTTTCTTTGCAAGTGAAACACCAAGTGGATTTTATGAAATACAATTTGGTGATGGTATATTTGGAAAGAAATTAGAACCCGGAAATGTTGTTCTCTTTGAATTCTTAATAACAACTGGAGCAGAAGGAAATGATATTGGTATTACAGACACAATAGCATCATCTTCCTTTAGTTTATCTGGTTATGAAATAGAAACAGTAAGTTATTCTACTGGTGGTTCAAATAGAGAAGATACGGAAAGCATTCGTCAAAATGCTCTAAGAAGTTATTCCACACAAGACAGAGCAGTAACTGCTACAGACTATGAATCAATCATACTTGAAAATTTTGGTTCAGTAGAATCTGTTAGATGTTGGGGTGGAGAAGATAATAACCCACCAGAATATGGAAAACTATATGCATCAATCAAACCATACAATGCACCATATCTAACAAATGGTGAAAAGGCAAGTATAATAGAACAATTGACAACAAATAAATCAACTGTTGGTATAGCAATAAACATATTAGATCCAGATATTCTCTACTTAAATTTGATGTTAGATGTTAAGTATGATCCATCATTAACAAACGATAGTGAATTAAAAATTAAAAATGTAATACAAGATAAATCAAAAACATTTGCATATGAAAACTATAAGGGATTTGATGATGATTTCTATTCATCAGAATTTATAGCAAATGCATTAACATTCCACCCATCAATAGTTGCAATGAATGTTGAAGCAGAAATGGAAAAGAGAATATATCCTACAGTTGGAATGAACAAGACATTCACCATAGAGTTTGAAAACGAGATATATCACCCAGAAATAGATTTTACGATCCCATCAATATCAAGTTCTTCATTCTATTATTCAATAACCAGTTCTGGTTCTACAATCAAGAAACTATGCTATTTGGAAGATAACAATACTGTGATTAAGATATATTACATGGGAACAGATCCTGTAACTGGTGATCCTGTTAAAGTTTATGTTAGTAATGTAGGAAGTGTAGACTATACAACTGGTAGAGTAATTGTAACTTTAAATGTAACAGAATTCTCAACTGATGGAAATTATATTGCATTAATTGCCAAACCAAAGGACTCTGATGTATTTACAGACAGAGATACCACTTTATCTTTTGATAAACTATCAAACAGAAATATTGATGTAACAATGAAGAAGGTATATAAGAATACCATCCAATCATCTTCATCCGCAAATAGACCATTCAATACCTAAACATGACAGAAATCAAAATACTATTTCCCCCAGAAAATCATATATTATACGGAGATTCTTTAAATTTCCGATATGATATAAAAAATACCACAAAGGATAATGCAAAGACTTTAGTTATTGTTCTGGATGGAACTGAATATTCTATTGATATAGGTCAATATAAAACAAAATATACATTCACAGAATTAAAAACAGGTAATCATTCTCTAACTGGTTATTTAAAAACAAGTACTGGTAAAACGATTCCAAATACAGATTTTACTATAAACTTTAAAGCAGTAACTGAAAAATTTACTCCACCGAATTTAAATTGGATATCAATAAAAGAAAAGTTACCTCTTTTTATACGAGAAGATTATAAAACATTTACTAAATTTGTTGAAGTATATTACGAATGGTTACAAACATCAAACAATCCAGTCTACTCTATCTTTAACAGTGAGACATTCTCTGATATAGAAAAGACACCAGAAATTTTTCTAGAAAGTTTCAGAACACAATATCTAAATGATTTCCCAACAAATGTATTGGAAATCAATGACCAATTAAATATACGAAAAGTTATAAAGAATATAAGACAATTCTATTCCTCAAAAGGAACCGAAAAATCATTTAAATTCTTATTCCGTCTATTATACAATGCATATGTTGAAATTTATTACCCAAGAAAAGATCTATTAGTTGCTTCTGGTGATTTATGGATAGAGAAAAAATCTATACGAATAAGAGGCATTAATTGGAATCAAGCAAACAAAATAAAGAAATCCGTAATATATCAAAGAGATGCTGAATCCAATATAATATCATCAGCCAGAATTTTATCTGTTAATTCTTTCAAGATTGATACAGAAGAAATATTTGAATTAACTATAGACAATATAGTTGGTAAATTTGACCTATACACACCAGAACAAAGTCTTGTTGATTATACCGAAGGTTATATTGGTGAAAAGGTTTATGTTGATGTATTAGATAATGGTGAGGTAATTCCACATGAAGTTTATATGATTAATGGAATTACAAGTATAAGTGTGACAACCACAGGATTGACTGTTGGACAATATCTAACAGTTCTACCAAATTCACCATCAACAGGAAAGGGATTCTCTGCTGTAGTAAAGACAGTAGATGAAAGAGGAATTCCAACTAGTATATCAATAATTAATCATGGTTATGATTATAGAGGAAAAGAAAATACCTTTATTATTTACAGAAAAGAATCAGATAATACATTAACTCCTCTTTCTGGTACAATAACTATAGCAAAACTGATGTATGAAACTGGTTATTATGAAACTATTGCTTCTGCACCAAGTTCAACTGGTGTCATAAGAGATAATAGAAAATATCAAGAAATGTCTTATGTCATTAAGAGCATATATGCAGGAAGACCAGAAGTATATCTAGATGCAGTTAAAAAATTAATCCATCCTGCTGGTGTTGCTGTATTCCACGACACACTACACAAGAGAAATACTTCGATTCCTCCACAGAATTTGTCATTAGTAAATCGTTATACAAAACCATATATCGGAAACTATCTACCATATACTTTCAATACAACAAAAAATTTAAGAGAAGACTCATATCCAAATGGTAATCCTGTAATTTATTACAATGGGTTAACCGATCTATATCCAAATGGTGTAGATTTTGGTTCACCTCTACCAAATGAAACAACAGCAACATTAGAGCATTTACCAAGACCACAACAACAAATAGCAAATAGTGTAAAATACACACAATTTACCTTTATTCCACCAGTTAGTGATTCTGGATTTGTAAATGAATATTGGGTTGTATATCCCCATCCAAATACATCTTTAAATGTACTAAATAAGAATGTTCCTATTAAGGATTTGTTTATTAAAGACTTTATTACTCTATTCACAGAAAAGATAAACTTTCAACAATGATAAAAAATAACTTTAAAAATTCCCTTATAAAAGACTTCAAAGGTACTTTTTCTTCATTTTCTAAAAATGAAAATTATCTTTTTGTAGGAAAGAGTACTAATTGGATCAACGAACCAACACCCGATGTAGAATATGATTCATATCAAGCAGAAATTGAAGCATGGAACAACATGCTTGCTCTTAAGAAAATATATCCAGAAGAAGTTGCTTTATGTGTAAGAAAAATTGTATGGACTAGTAATACAGTTTATGATCAATACGACGACACTGTAGATCTTTTTTCTGATACTTTACCAGTAAATTTTTATGTTATAACACAAGATAAAAATGTATATAAATGTATTTCAAATAATAATGGTTCAGAATCTTTATATTCACCTGTAGGAACAGGAACTGAGTTAGTGGAAACTCCAGATGGTTATATCTGGAAATATTTGTATTCACTAAGACCAGAATTAGAATCATTCATCACAAACGATTATATGCCTGTAGAATTTTTGGATAGATTGATTTATGATGAAACTGATTTAAGAAATGAACAACTAGCAGTTGAATTGGATGCAAAGTTTAATGGTAGTGGTACTATATCAAATATTGTAATAACTCAAACTGGTGCTCCATATCTTGCAGCAATTGACTATGATCCATATCCATCAGATGTAGATTATCCGGAGGGATTACATTTCGTCCAACATTATTCTACACGAACAGATTCCACATACCCAAAGGGTATTTCTTTCGTTGGGCTTAATAAGAGACGAACAGAAGTAAGTTCGTATAATGGATTCTATACAGATAATTATGTAATTTACATCACTTCTGGACCCGGTGCAGGAGAAGTAAAGAATATCATATCATACGATGGTACAAGTGGAATACTAGCAACAGATAGTAAATTTTCAGTACCATTAACAAGCAAGAGTGCTTATAAGATTTTACCAAAAGTTGTCATAACTGGAGATGGTTCAGGTGCATCTGCAATTGCATTATTGAACAGAGAAACCAAGAAAATAGAAAAAATAAAACTTTTAAAAAATGGTAAAAATTATAGAATTGCTTCAGTAGAAGTAAAAACTACCAGAAAAGAATATAGAGATAAAACCATAGCAAGAGCAATAAAGTCACAGTTACTTGGTCATGGTGGACAAGCCGCTATGGAACTCGGTTGCAAAAATTTAATAATTAAAGTCATATTTGATCCAAAGAATAATGAAAAATTAAAGTTTTTCAATGAATATAGACAAGTTGGAATTTTACAAAATCCAACTATAATCAATAAAACAAAACCAGAACAAAAAGTAGTATTAGATGTTGAAGCATTTTCTGCATCTCAGGAATTAAATTTAATATTTACTTCTACAGTTCCTGTAATGTTTACATCACAGAACACTGAAACCATAAAGGGTGTTACATTAATACAAGGACCACCAACAGAAGAACAAGTTGTTGGTGTTATCCAGTCATATAATCCGACAACAAAGGTATTAACTGTAACATCTATCAAGGGAAGATTCAGAGTAAATTATGGTTCATCTTTAGCAACTAATAATTTATATCTCAAGGATTATCCAGAATATACGAACTATGCACTCTCGACTGTAAAAATTACAAATAATGTTTTAAAGAATCATTATAATAATACAACATTTACAACTGGTATGAGAGTATTGACAGATACATCATATACAACGGCAATTGTTGATAAATGGATTCCAAATAGCGATAGTATATCTGGTAAACTAACTCTTAAAAGTGTTCAAGGTAAACTTATACCATCATACTATGACATAACTGGTAAGTTTAATACTGGAGAGAAGTTTGCTGAAATATTAATGGATACAGCAAATCCAAAATTGTACTTAACATCTGGTTTGTCTAAGAGTGGAATTATCACAAGTATATTAGAAACAATATCAGACAGTCAGGATTTAGTATTCAGAACTACAGCAGTTTTAGAGGTTTCACGATCTGCAAATATAACAACACCTTTCACATTAGATACTTTTACGCCAGATGGTATGATAAGACAAATAGATTCATCCGGTAATATAATAGCAGAAGGCGTTGTCGTAGATTGGACTGTTTCTTCTGGAGATTCTACACGAGGAAGACTAATTGTAAATGTAACACAAGGTGCGTTTATATCAAGCACCGATAGAAATATGTACCAATATGTGTTTGAAACTTATCAGAATGTACAGAATACAATTGTATGCTCAGTTATTGCTCCAGAAGCAGAAAAGTATACAGGAAACATGATATATATAGATAACACTCCACCAATTAGACATGGAACTGATAGTCTAGAAGAAATTAAAATAGTAATAGGATTTTGAGGTAAATAGATGACATATACTCACCCAGACTTTCTCGCAAATAACCCTTACAATGATGATTTCGATGATACAAAAAGATTCCTTAGAATCTTGTTTAAACCTGGTTATTCAGTTCAAGCAAGAGAACTAACACAACTACAAACTCTTCTCCAAAACCAAATTTCAAAATTTGGTGATCATATTTTTAGAGATGGTAGTCTTGTATTTGGTGGTCTGACATCTCTAAACAGAGTATCGTTCGTAAGAGTTAATGCAAACTATATTGTCAGTAATTTGCAAAATGTAGTAGATCAAATAATAATCAACTATAACAATACTACAAAGGCAAAATGTCTATATGTTCTACCAGCAGAAGGAACCGACAATACTGCCATACTATTTTTACAATATCTAACAGGAAATCAATTTGTTTCTGGTGAAAGATTGTATGTGAATGATGTTGCAACCTCATTAACTGCAACATGGGGTGGTATTACTTCAGATCCTGTTACAGTTGTACCAGTTACACAAACTCCAACAGGAACAGCAACATTAGCATCTGTAGATGAAGGTATATTCTATGTTGATGGGTTCTTTGTTTCAAATAAGAAACAAAGTGTACCACTATACAGTTTTGTAAATGAAAAACGATATTTTGATGAACCGTCGAACAAAATAGGATTTTATGTAAATAGAGGTGTAATAAATTCTATATCAGACACAACTCTAAAGGATCCTGCAAATGGTTCCTACAATTTCAATGCACCGGGTGCAGATAGATATAGAATTGATTTGCAATTAAAATCTGAAGTATATGTTGGAGATGCAACTAGTTTTACTGCTACAGATCTTTCAAGTAAAGACTTCATTGAATTGGCAAGAGTTGTTGATGGTAAATTAACATTCATTAAAAAGATACCATCATATTCAGATATTTTAGAAGTATTTGCAAGAAGAACTTATGATGAATCCGGTAACTATACCGTAAAGCCATTTACAATTAACATTAAAGAAAATGTAAAACGAAATAAAATGGCATTTACAATAA